AGACTGGAAACCAATGGCAGATGCCTTGATTTGCATCAAGGGCGGAGAGCCCGCTGAAGCGTTTCCTTTCACCCATGGTGACGACAACTATGCGTTCGCCCTGTGGCGCATCAAACGAACCGCTTACGACAAAGGAGCCAAGCCTATATTCTCAGCTGGTGCGACTTATTACCGCAACGGATTGAAGAACGGTTCCTTCACCTTAACCACGGAAAAATACCAGTTCGGGAACAACGTGGTACACGGCCCAAAGATCAAAAAGGGTAAAGTACACGATCCTAAATTCGTTGAATGGCTAAGCGAGTTTTGCTGATCCCGTAATCAGACTCATGTGGTGTGAGTGGGAGTCTGAGGTTTTTCGTGTTTACCCTCAGGCTCCCCGACCACCACGGCTTTTTTAATAACACACCACGCGCCTCATGGAATATAAATATTTAGCAATAGATTTTGAGACATACTACTCGAAAGACTACAGCATTGCTGGCAGCTCTACATATCAGTATGTCAAACACCCTGAGTTCGATGCCTATTTGGTTTCGATGTTCAATCCGGAAATTTCCTACGTTGGACAAACAGGGTTGTATCCTGACTGGAAGAAGTTAGACGGATACACATTCCTCGCTCACAACGCCTCGTTCGATCAACGATGTTTTGAAGAGTGTCAGGAAAAGGGAATAATCCCACCGATTAAAGTAACGTGGATTTGCACCGCAGATATGTGCGTGTATTTTCAGTATCAAAGAAACCTCAAAGGAGCCGCCAAGGAAATACTTGGTGTTGAGATGGACAAGGGAGTCCGTACCAACATGAAGGGTAAGACTTGGGAAGATATGATTGCGCTAGATGAATCGAAAGCGGTTCTACAATACGCACTCGACGATGCCAAGTACACCTACCAAATTTGGGAAAAGCTCTACGACCAATGGCCTGAGACCGAACGCCTGATAAGTCAGCTTACCCGCCAAATGGCATGGGAAGGACTGCCAATATCTGTGGACAAGGTAGACAAAGGTTTAAACCTGTTGGAGAAAGCAGTGTTCGAAACCAAGAAGGAGCTTCCTTGGTACAAGGAGATTGATCCCGACACTAGGAAGGAGTACGCAATCTATTCTAAAAAAGCCATGGCGATCGAGTGTCGTAAGGCCGGTGTAGAGCCACCCAAGAGCTTAGCCAAGGGTGATCCAGACTTAGAAGAATGGATGCGTAAGTATGGAAGTAAGCTAAACTTTGTGGCGGCAATGCAGAGGTTTACCCGTGCCAATAAGCACCTGAAAAACCTCAGGCAGATGAAAGACAGACTTACGGATAAAGACCGTATGTCGTACAACTTGAAGTATTGGGGCGCGGATGTGACTGGAAGATGGAGCGGAGACTCTGGGTTTAATGTTCAGAACATGCCCAGGGAAACGCAGTACGGTGTTAACATACGTAACTGCATCACTGCACCTGAGGGAAAAACTCTGATAGTAGCTGACCTTTCTCAGATCGAGCCAAGGTTGACTGCTTACTTAGCTGGTGATGATAAGTTCCTGAAACTACTTAGTCAGGGCATGTCACCCTACGAAGCTCATGCTCGTCAGACTATGGGATGGGCAGGCGGTAAACTCAAGGATGAGGATCCTGAGTTGTACATGCTCGCTAAGGTTCGTGTGCTTCAGCTTGGTTATGGCTCTGGCTGGTTTAAGTTTGCGGAGACTGTTGCTTCTTACGGGCAGACTCAGATCTTAGATCTTCCGTTTAGCAAGCAGGACGAGCACAGGTTCGAACAGTTCGCAAAGTCCTACCAACCCGGCAAGGCTTCTCAGTACCGAGACCTACCGACTGAGGAGAGACGCCAATGGGTAAACGCCTTCATTCAAGTTCAAGACTTTAGGGACAAGAATCCTAAGATCACATACTTGTGGAAATTAAGAGATAGGGAGTTAAAGGAAGCAGCTTCTGATGCGGATGTTGATGTCTATTCTGTGGATTTACCTAGTGGTCGAAGTATCAAATACTTCCGCCCTACATTCACGAAAGACAACGTTACTGTAGCTACCCAAAAAGGAAGCCTTCGCAGAGTACCTAGTTACGGTGCCAACATATTTCAGAACAGCGTCCAGGCGCTGGCTAGGGATGTGTTTTCAAACTGTTTACTAAATCTGAACGATAAAGGTTTCCGAGTTGTTCTCCATGTACACGACGAAGTTGTTGTAGAAGTTGATGAGGAGTTCGCCACACACGCCAAACAAGATGTTCGCGAGTTAATGACCACCCCACCCGATTGGTTGAAGGGTGTGCCGTTAGATTGCGAGGCCATCATAACCAAGGAGTATTTGAAATGATTATTGGACTTACAGGAGGTAAAGGAGCCGGCAAATCAACCGTGGCTCGCTGTATTAGATATAAATTTGGTTATAAGATCTTAAGCTTCGCTCAGCCGATCAAGGACATGCTGATTAGTATGGGGCTTCAAGAGTATGATGTTAACGATCCAGACCTTAAAGAGATTGTGAATAGAGATTTCACAAAGTCACCTCGTTACATGATGCAATCGCTGGGCACTGAGTGGGGGCGTGAGTTAATATCAGATAGGATATGGATTACTTGTTTAGAACAGAGAATGGCTCCCTACTTAGACTACGTCATCGATGATGTACGTTTTCAAAACGAAGCAGAGTTTATACGAAGCAAGGGTGGTAAAATCATTCATGTGGAACGTACTAGGTTGGACAATGGCGACCTTCATGTTTCTGAAGCAGGGATACCTGACGAATTTATAGATAAAACGATTAAGAACCTTTCACCATACGAGGGCGACCTCGAGAACGTTGTGGTGAGTACGATGGAGGAAATAAATGGAAAACGAACTGTTCACCCTTGAAAATTTAGGTAGTCGCACTGTTACCAAGCGCAAGCCTTGGGAGCTTGAATTTAAGATCCCACACTTTCGCAACTCAAACGAGTACAAGAACTGGGCTACCCAACGAAGCACTAAGTACCTAGCGTACTCAACTGCGGAAGGTGTCAGTCCTGACCAGCGTATTTCGTCCGACAACCCTATTCGTTATCTGCACGGTGTCTGTGCTGATTGGGATGCGACTTTTGACGACAAAGAGTTTGAGGATACCATACGAAGACTACTCGATTGCGAGTTTCCAGTAAATTACATATCCAGAAGTTTCTCTGGCGGGATACACGCTGTATGGTTTTTTGAAAAACCTATATACATGCACGGCAAAAAACCTAACCAAAGGTTTCTCAAAAGATTGGTTAAAGAGCTTGAGTTAGACGGCAGAGATGCGATCGCCCGTGGCTTCGATGAAGGTAACTTTATCCGTCAGCATTACTTACTACACGGTAAGGATTGGCGAGCGGTACAGCCTTCGGCTAGAATACCTATGGATTCTCTGCACTACTGGCAGTACGAAGAATCACGTAGCTCCGACTTTGAGACACAGGGCACGACGATACCTTTAGATGTAGTATTTGAAGAAGTACAACGCGTTTGGCCTGACCACAAATGGCCGGGTGAATTCGTTGAGGGTGCTCGTGGGCCAACCTTTTGGGATCCGGGTGGAAACCATAAAACAACTAACGCTGCGATTGTCAGAAGTACGGGTATGCAGTGCTTCAATATGATAAAGGGTTTTTATACTTGGGCAGAAGTTTTGTCCCCAGGTTTCGTAAGACAGTTTGAGGTTGGTAGGATTGGATCGGCAATCGAGTCGTATTGGTTTGATGGCAGAAATTACTTTGTGCAAGACGGGTCTGGTGGCTTTTTTATTAACACAAAGGATGAGTGTCTCCTAGACCTTCAATGCCGTCACGATCTATCCGCTCGCCCAGGTAGGCATGAAAATGTAAGCGAAGTTAAACGCGCTCTGTTTCAGATCAACACGGCTAAGCGTGTAGAAGCTGGTTTACCCTTCTGCTTTACCAAGAGCCCGATTGTTAAGCACGAGAATAGAACTTATTTCAACACGGCTAGGGTGAAACCTCTGACGCCTGTGGATCGGGATGTTACTAGTGAAGACTTTCCCGTTATCTGGGAGTGGATGAATCACATGCTCGATTACCAAATGCAACACGAGCTAGATTGGTTGGCCTATGCGTACCAAAACGCCTTAGCGGGTACGCCTAAGCGTGGCCACGCTCATTTCTTGGTTGGCCCACCAAACTGCGGTAAGACCTTGTACAATACACAGGTGCTCGGTCAGTTGTTTGGCGGAGGTATCAAGGCATCAGAATATCTCACAGGTAAATCCGAATGGACAGATCACCTTTTTGAGTATGGCGCGTGGTTGGTGGACGATGAGGCGCCGTCCGCCAGCCCCGCCATGCACACAGCTTTCACAGCAAAGCTCAAGGAGCACATTGCTAATGAT